AGCGTCGCGTCGCCAGTCACCGTGTGCGTCTGCACGTCGGGGGTCGAGGAGCCGCCGCTCGCCCCGCCGACGCGCGCGTAGGTGACGCCGCTGCAGCGCACGAGCGCGATCTCGCCCGCGGCGAGCGAGACGCCGGCCGCGCCCGAGGTCTTCACCGTCACCGCGTCGGTGCACGCGTTCTCGACGATGTAGTCCCCCTCGACCGCGGGGAAGACGACCGACCGAGCCGCCGTGAGCGTGCCCGTGAGGCGCACGATCCGCGCGTTCGCCTCGATCGCGGAGAGCGAAGACGGCGCGCTCGTGTCGCTCACCGCGACCTCGACCGAGCCGGGGAATCGGAACACGCCGTCGAGGGCGTCAGCCATCGGAGCCTCCATCGCCAGGACAGGCGAGGTCGAAGTCGAAGAGCGCGCCCGACTCGGTCGCCTCGAGGCGACACGCGGCGTCGGGCTCGGGTGGCGCGACCTGCCCGCCACAGCCGGCGAGCAGGAGCGCGAGCATGATGCGCGCGATCACGGGCGGAAGAGCGTCGCGCGAAGGCTCGGGATCGCGGTCACCGTGGAGCCCGCGTCGGTCGCCGTCGTGCCGCTCGAGACGCTCGCGGCCTTGATCTTCACCGAGACCGTGCCGTCGTTCAGCACGGTGTATTTGTAGTGCCCGCCGTGGCTCTCGCGCGCCGCCGAGTGCAGGTGCCGCGTCGGCGCGAGATCGTAGTCGGAGCCGTCCGTCACGGTGATCCGCGAGTACGACCCGCCCGATCCGACGGACGTGAACGCCGCCTCCCAGTCGATCATCACGATGTCGCCCGCCTTCGCGTTCGGCAGGTTCAGCGAGACGACCGTGACGTAGCCCGTCGTCGCGTTGCTGTAGCCGAGAGCGTCGTAGACGGCCTCGAGCGAGACGACGCGGTTCGTCGGGGCGTAGTCCGCGAGCAGGTGGATCCACCGCCCCGCGCCGGCGCTCGGCTGAACGATCCACGGCAGCGCCTCGGTCGCGCTCGACCCGCTGTCGTACTGGTAGAGGCCGACGCCCTTCACGAGGCGCACGTCGTTCGAGCCGACGCCCGAGACGTCGACGGCCTGCAGCCCGGCGACGTCCGCGACGTACGCGATGCGCGGCACGCCGCCGACGGTGCAGAGCGCCTTCAGCCACTGCGTCCGGTCGGCGAGCGCCTTCAGCAGGATTTCGAGGAACGCCGCGTCGGCGTCGTCGGCGTTGTCGGGCGTCGTGAGCGTGCTCGGGAAGCTCGCGCCACTCTCGCTGATCGTGTGAGCCATAGGTCTCCTTCAGATTCCGAATCGTGCCGACTTCGAGCCCCACGTCGTGCCGTCGCCCCACTTGAACGTTCCCCACGGCCGACCGCTCGCGACGAAGACCGCCGCCTCGAGGTGCTCGTAGGGCGCCTTCCACTTCCGGATCAGCTTCTGGACCGTCTGGCGCGCGACAATGTTGGGGCCGCCCCACGTGCCCGCGCCCCACTTCGTGCCGTCGCCCCAGGCGAAGGTGCGGTCGACAAGCGTCGGGTCGAAGATGACGACCCAGAAGCGCGCCCACGTCTGACCCGCCACCGGGGCGAAGTCGTTCGCCTCGAGCTTGGTCGCCGTCGTGAAGCCAGCCTCGCGGAGACGGTTCTGCAGGCCGCGCCCGGAGCCCGCTTGGCGGTACGCCGGGAAGGCGCCGCGCAGCCGCGCGCGGAAGCTCGTCGAGCTCTCGCCCGGGAGCTGCTCGAGCTTCCGCTCGTCGGCGTGGACCGGCAGCGCGTCGAGCGGCGCGTAGGTCGGATGCCGCGCGAGCACGGCCTCGCGCGCCACCTTCGGGTACGCGTCGAGCTCGTAGGCGATCGCGCTGAAGTAGCGGCGCCCCCATTTGCGGCGGAGCCACTTCGGGAGCAGCCCCTCGGGCCCGAGCAGGTACTCGAAGAAGGTGGCCATTCAGACCGCCGTGTAGGTGAGCGCGTCGACGAAGGTGACGACCTCGGAGGGGGCGAGCGTGATCAGCGCCGCCGGCGTCGTCAGCGTGAGACGCGTCACCCCCGGCGCGGTGCGCACGAGCGCGACGAGCTCCTCGACGTCGATCTCGCCGCCGAAGTCGGTGGCGGTCGCGAGCGCGAGCAGGCCCTCGGCGATCGCCGTGCGTGCCGCGGTGAGCTGCGCGGCCTTCACGAGGACCGTGCCCGTCAGCGTGACGTTTCGCCCGTCCGCGGGGTAGAGCAGGAGGCCGACGCAGCCGGGGCGCTTCGCGTTGTCCTCGAACCACGTGCGCACCGCCGCGGCCGTGGCGACCGAGACGGGCGCCGAGGGGCCGGCGAGGTAGCCCGTCACCCAGCCGGGGGCCGGGGACTCCTCGTAGAAGCGGGCGCGGGTCACGTCGAGGCCGAGCTCCTCGGCCGCGGCGAGCGCGTTGAAGCGGTACGCCTCGATCGCGCCGGCTGTCCCGACCGTCGCCCATCGCTCGCCACAGCGCTCGGCGAGGTCCTCGTCGATCTCCTCGTCCTCGCCCTGCGTCACGAGCCACCCGTCGCCGGGGAGCGCGGAGACCGAGACCCCGACGATCGGCGTCGTCAGCCCGATCAGCGCCTCGCCGCCGAGGTTGTACCCGATGCCAGCGTGCTCGGCCTGCCACGAGAGCGTGAGCGTGCCGCCCGCTGCGATGGTGCCTCCTGCCGTGTTTCGGTAGAGAAGCCCCCCGAGCGCTTCGAGGTACAGGTCGCCGGCGGCGACGGTCTGCGGTGAGGCGCCCGCGTTCGCGAGCGTGGCCGAGACGACGGTGAAGGTCGCCGGGTTCCGGTCGACGCCGTAGAACTCCTTCGCGATCAGCGTGAGCCAGTCGCCGAGCGCCTGGGTCCGGAATCCGCTCTTCGCGATCGCGACGATGACGGTCCCGAACTGCTCGCCGAGCACGAGCGCGAAGATCTGGAAGGCGGCGAGGAGGAAGTTCTTCGGGCCCCACGACATCGTCGGGAGCTTCATCGCCTTCGCGAAGGCGAGGAGGCGCACGAGGATCGCCGTCGGGGTCGTCGCCGTCGTGAGCTGGGCCCAGGAGATCACTGGATGGCCTCGATGGTCAGGTCGTCAGGGGAGAGGAGCAGGCGGAACGGCCCGTCGGCGGTGAGCCCATCGCCGCTGATCGCGAGCGTCTGCGCGGCCTGGTCGAAGGTCGCGGCCACCGCGATCGAGGCGACGCGCTCGTCTCGGCGCGCGTCCTCCTCGAGCTCCGAAGAGATCGCGAGGACCTCGGCCGCCGAGATGTCGGCGTTCAGGTAGCGGCCGATGTCGGCCCCCTCCTCGATCGCCCACGGAAGCCCGCCCGGCTCCGTCTCCCAGCCGCGCGCGACGCTCTCGGCGACGACGCGCGCGCCGCTGATCTCCGCCCCCGTCGGGTCGAGGTCGAGCTCGCCCTCGTCGTTCTCGACGTACGTCGAGACGTCGACGCCGTAGTCCGTCGTGTCGGCCATGGTCACCCCGTGCGAACTGCGACGCCGAGCGCCGCCCATGCGGCGGGGTTCTCGGTGGCGATGACGAGCGCGCGGGCGCGCGCGTTCGGGCCGCCGCCGCTCGGAAGCCCCGAGGCGGTGACGGAGGTCAGGTCGACGCCGATCTGCGCGGCGCGCGCGTCGAGCGACCAGACGTGTAGGCCGCCGGTGGAGAGCACGCCCGAGAGCCGCGCGACGAGGTCGGCGGCCGGGGTCACGAGCGCCTGCACCGCGCCGAGGTCAGCGACCAGGCTCACGCGCGCCTGCGCGTCGAGCGCTGGGAGCTGCGAGAGGATCGAGGCGAGGTTGCTCAGCTGCGCGGCGAGCGCTTCGGCGAGCGCCACCGGATTCGGCACCGCGAACGGCAGCGCGAGGCGCGCATCGATGTCGGCCACCTTCGCGGCCTGCGGCGCGAGAAGGCTCGACACCTGCGCGAGCGCGAGGGGGAGCGCGGGAATCGCCTCGCCCACGCCGAGACCGCCGAGGTAGCGCGCGGACATCAGACCCGCACCCGCGCCGAGCCGGTCGCGATCTGCGCCGTGCCGGTGAACGGCCCGAGGGGGCCCGTACCAGTGACGGTGAGAAGGTCGCCTTCGGCGGCGACGCCCCGCGATGCGGTCGGCGTCAGGTCGACGAGGGGAGCGTCGACGACGACGCGCGTCGCGGCGGTCACCCGGAGCTCGTCGAGCCCCTCGGCGCCGAAGAGGGTCGCGATCGGCCGGGCGCGATCGCCGTGCTCGAACTCCAGGAGCACGAGCGCGCCGGCCTTCACGCGGACCGTGACCCCCGGCAATCCCCGGATCGGTACGCTGGTCGGGTCCGGGAGCTTCGTGGTGCGCGAGATGAGCCGCAGGTCGAGCGAGAGATCGGCGCGCTGCGCGACCACCCGCGCGGGGTAGGCGCGCGCGTAGCGCACGAGCGGCTCGACGAGGGCGAGCACGATCGCCTCAAGCGGGTTTCGGTCGGGATCACGGCTCGCCATGGATGTCGAGGCGCACCCTTTCTCGGTCGAGGCGGTAGGTCGCGCGGGCGATCCGGAAGCCGTCGAGCACGACGCCCGGACGGATCGAGAGGTCCTCGATCGCGATCGTCCGCACGCGGTCGGCCTCGTCGACGTCGATCACGCGGTGATCGATCTCGACGGCGGGCCACGCGTCGGAGCCGAGCCAGATCGAGCCGTCGTCGCGGACGCGCCAGAGCACGCCGGCGACAGCGGCGAGCGCGTCAAGCTCGCGCGCTGCCGCGTCCTCGGGGCGGGTCCAGACGTCTAGCCGGGTCGCCAGCACCGCGGCGGCGATGTCGGCGGCGAGAGGAGCGCCGATCGCGGCCGCGACGTCGGCGAGGGGGAGGCGGAGGGGAGCCCCCTGCCAAGGGCGCGCGGGCACGGTCTGCGCTACGCGCGCGCCGGCGACGCGGACCGTCGTGCGGCCGTGGAGGCTTCCGCCGCGGGCGACGACGCCCGAGAGCGAGAGGCCGGGTCCCTCGAGCTGCACGGCGCCATCGGGCGCCGCGTCCGCTTCGAGCGTGAGCTCGGCGGACCAGCACCCATCAGTGGGGAAGGAGATCTGTCCCCGGAGCACGGTCGCGCCGGCGCAGGTGAGAAAGGCCATGTCAGCTCCCGAAGAGCCCGAGCTTCGGCGGGGTCACCTTCGGCGGGGTCTTCTTCGCGGCCTTCGCGCGGAGCGACTTCTTGTCGACGACGTTCGGGAACTCCTTCACGCCGCCCTTCGGCGTCTTCGCGCCGCCCCGCATCGGCTTCGCCGCGCGCGCCGAGACGCACGTGAACTTCACCTCGAGGCGCTTCTGCTCGGGGGCCGGCATCGGCTTCGGGACCGTCACCGCCTTGAAGTAGGCGACCGTGATCCCGAGCAGCGCGAGCCCAGGGTGCGAGACGCGGAACGCGTCGGGCGTCGGCGCGCCGCCGGGGAAGAGCAGCTCGAGCCACCAGACGAGCGCGTCGACGTGCTCCGGGTTGTACGTGCGGAGCGTGACGGTGAAGGAGGGGATGTCCTTCCCCTGCACCGTCAACGTCCCGTCGTCCTCGCCGAGACCGGCCTTCTCGTCGATCTTGTAGCCCTTCCCGCCTTCGACGGTGGCGACGCCGGGGAGCTCCTGGCCGCCGACGAGGAACGTGTGCCACGCCGAGCAGCCCTTGCCGGAGAGAGGGGGGATCTCCGGCATCAGGCTACCGCTCCCATCTCGCGCGCCAGGCGCTCGAGCTCGTCGCGGAAGCTCCGCCCGAACTCCCGCGCCGCAGCCTCGGCGCCGCCCGCGCCGCTCACGTGCACGTGCACCTCGCCGACCGAGAAGCTCGAGCGGCCGATCGACGCGAGCTGCGGCGCCGCTCCGCCGGCGGTGGAGACCTGCGGCGGAGAGACGAGGTCGACGAGCGCCTGCTGCGCGTTGTCGTTCTCCCCCTCGAGGCCGATGGTGAAGCCCTCGCCGGCGAACTTCCCGATCTCCATCATCACCTTCGACGGCGAGGCGATGCCGAGCGCCTTCTTCGCGGCCTCGGGCAGGATGTCGAGGAGGTCCTCGAACTTCCGCAGCATCCCGCGCCACGTCGACTTGATGCCCTCCCAGAGACCGTCGACGAGGTTCTCGCCGACCTCGACGAGCGAGAGGTCGTCCCACCACTCCTGCAGCTCGTCCCACGAGTGCGGGATGCTGTCGAAGATCTCCTTCAGCTCGTCGTAGACGCCGGCCATCCCCGAGGGGAGCGCCAGCATCGATTCGATGAAGGCGCCGCCGACCTTCCCCACGACGGCGCTCAGCACCTCGAGCACCGCGACGAGCGCGTCGATCGCGCCCGAGCCCGTGTCGGCGTCGTCGAAGAGCTTCCCGATCGGCGTGAGCACCTTCTCGATCGACTTGCCCAGCGGGCCCCCGAAGGCCTTCGCGATTTTCGCGCCGGCGTCGGCCGTCTTCACAAGCGCGTCGATCAGGTCCTCGATGTCCTCGGGCGTGAGCTTCCCGATCGCGTCGCCGATCGCGGTGAACGCCTCGCCGAGCACACGCCGGATCTCCTGCCCGCTTTCGGTGTCCGCGCCGAGCAGGTCGTGCAGGTTCTTCAGCGCTTCGAGGATCGGCCCCTTCACCGAGGCGTCAGCGAAGATCCCCTCGACGTCGTTCTTCAGGCCCTGGAGCTGCGCGCTCACCGAGCCGGCCGCCATCTCGTTCGCCGCGCTGCCGAGCGCGCCGCCCTTGTCGAACTTCGTCTGCACGAGCTGCAGCATCGCGTTCGTCGCGGTGTCGGCGTCGATCTGCCCGGCCTGAAGCATGTCCTTCAGCGCCTTGGTCGACTTGCCCTGTAGCCCCTCCTGCTTGCCGAGCGCCTCGAAGAACGCGTCGGGGTCGGCGATGCCGGCCTCCTTCAGCGAGCCGAGGACCTCCATGCTCGCGACGCCCTTCGAGCGCAGCGTCTCGACGGCCTTCAGGAAGGCCTCGCCCTTCTGGTCACCGAGGATCGAGCCGATGTCGAGCCCCGCCGACATGATGGCCTTCGCCTCCTTCGCGGCGAAGCCGGCGGTCCGGAGCTCGGTGTAGAACTTCGTGATCTTCTCGGTCGGTAGCCCCGCACTCGAAGCGGCCGCCGTGAGCTCCTTCAGCGTCGAGTCGGCCGCGGAGCGCGAGCCGTCGATCAGCTCGAACGCGCGCAGCGTCTTGTCTTTGAACTCGCCCGCCTTCAGCGCGAAGAGCTCGGCGGCCGCGACCAGGCCCGAGGCGACGCTCGCGAGCGACGAGAGCGAGGCGACCCCGAACTCCACGAGGCCGGAGGCCGCCTTGCTGCTCGCGTCGTGGACGCGCTTCATCGCGTCCTCGTGCGCCTTCGCGCGCGTCTGCGCTGCCTTGCCCGCCTCGATCTCGGCGGACGCGAGCGACTTCATGCTCTTGCGCACCTCGGCCTCGGTCTTGCCGGTGGCCTTCATCACCTCGTGGACCTTCGCGAGCTCCTGCTCGGCCTTGCCCGCGTTCTTCGACACCTCGTCGACGAGACGAAGCGTGAAGTCGACCTGGTCGTTGTTGGACACGGGCTAGGCCTTTTTGAAGTGCGCGCGGTAGAACGAGGCTTGAAGGTCCCGGTGATCGAGCTCGAGGAGCGCGCCGGCGAGCGCGTCGGAGGATGCGGGCACGCCGCGAGAGGCGAGGAGAAGGCGCGCCGCGAGGAGCGGCTTCGACCTCGCCTCCTCGACGCGCCTTAGAGCTTTTTTGCGGAGGAGACCTCCGCCTCCTCGTGCAGGGCCTTCGCTCTCGAGGCGACGGCGATCGCGACGTAGCTGTAGCGGTCGAAGATCTCGACGAGCTTCGCGACATCGGGCACGAGGACGACGGCGCTCGCGAGCTCGCGCGAGGCCTGGACGAACTTCGCCTTGTCCTGGCTGGTGCCGAGATAGACGGCGTACTCCTCGGATGTCGGGCGCCGGAAGATGACGTCGATCTTCGACTTCGGCTCCACGTCCTCGAGGGTGACCTCGACGCCGTAGATCTCCTTGTGCCGGACCTTCAGGTCCGCGATCTTCGCCGGGTCGACGGTCATTCGATTTCCCCTCCGATCAGCACGCCGTTCTGCCAGAGCTCGAGGCAGAAGAACTCGACCTTGACCTTGTTCCCCTCCTCGCCGCCGGAGGACTGGAAGTCCTCCTTCGTCAGCTTGCAGGTGATCATCTTGTCCTGCACCGACGTCACGCCGGGCGCGACGAGCGAGAGGTAGATGTCGCAGGTCGCGGCGAGCGGATCGCCGGTGCCCCCGTTCGCGAGGTCCTTCGTCTTCAGCGCCTGGACGAGCACGTCGGCGGAGCGCCGGAGCATCTCCATCGAGATCGGGGTGACCTCGACGGGGCCCTCGACGTAGCCGAGCGCGCGCACGGGCTGGCCGAAGACGGCCTTCACCTTGCGGTCGAAGCCGTACCCGACGCTCCCGACGCCGAAGTAGCGCTCGCGATCGATGACGAAGCGCTGGTCGTGAAATCCGAAGTTGCGGCCGGAAACCGCTGCACGGTCGGTCATGGTCTGTCAGCTCCCTCGGCTCACTTCTTGAAGCCGACGCGCCAGGTGATGAACTTCGCGTAGCCCTTGCGGGCGACGCCGGTCTCGCCCTCGAGCGAGCTCGTGTCGCGCACGTTGATCGTGCGGTCGCACTTCCCGTAGGCGTCGACGACGTAACCCTTGTCGACGGTGCCCTGCCGGACGCGCGTCGTGATGTCCGCGTCGATCGCGTCGGCCTGGACGTCGGTGAGCTTTCCCGAGCCGTCGCGCTTCAGGAAGAGATCGCCGTTCAGCCACTCGGCGAGCGCGGTCCGCGTGAGCTTCGACGCGAGGTCGATCACGCGCACGAACTGGTGCTCCGAGAAGGACGAGAGCGGTTCGGCCATCGTGGGGCCGTTGGAGAAGTAGAAGCCCGGCTTGTCGACCAGCGTGCGCACCGTGACGAAGCGCGCGCTGTCGAGCAGCTCGACGTCGGTGTCGTCGAGGTAGATGGCCTTCACGCGGCTCGGGAGGGGTCCGCCCTTGCCGGCGCCCTGGCGCACCTCGCCCGGATGCTTCTGCGGAGCGATCCGGCCGATGCGCGCGGCGTACTCGCCGCCGCCGGGGCGCTTGTGCGTGAGCTGCGAGATCGGGCTCTGCACGTCCATCGGCGAGCGGACCGAGATCACGCCCTCGTCGACGAAGTCGGCGAAGCCAGAGACGAGCGTCGCCGCCGCGACCTCGGGCGCCTCGAGCGCGACGCGGTAGTAGCGCTTGAAGTTGTCCGCGGCGTTCGTGCGGTGAGCACCGGCGGCCGTGGCCATCGCCTCGAAGGCGGTCGCCTTCGCCGCCGCGTCCGCGCCCTGCACGGTGCCGGCGACGAGCATCAGGCCGAACTCGCGCTTCGCGGGGTCGGCGAGCACCGCGTTCGCCGCGGTCGTGAAGTTCGTCGGCGAGAAGTGGGGGGCCGCGCAGTCGATCGAGACCGTGTCGCCCTCGACGTAGGAGCCGGCCGACATCGTGATCGTGACGCCGGTGTCCGCGAGGACGATCGTCGCCGCGGTCGCGACCGGCGCCTTCCACGTGTTCCCGCCGTCGAGCGAGAACCGGATCTGGCTCGTGCCGAGCGTGCCGGACTTCGTGAGCTCGCCTCGGATCCGGTAGTCGTCGTTCGGCGCGCCGCTGGTGCCGATCGCGGGGCTCGCGCCGATCTCCACCGGCGTGCCGCAGACGCCGACGACGTCGGCGGTGGGGGCGCACAGGTAGACGGCGCCGTTCTCATCGATCTGCTGAGCGGCCGACTCGACGCCAGGCCCGAAGCCGGCCGTCGAACGCAGGGCCGCGAGCGAGCGGAAGGCGAGGAGCGTGTTCTTCGGCGCGGCGCTGGCGTGGCCGACGACGCAGCAGATCTGGTCGGTGTCGGCCGGCGCGAGCGCGAGGCTCTCGTTCACCTGCTCGACCTTCACGAAGGGGAGGGTCATGTCGCGTCTCCTGGTGCGCGCCGATGGCGCGCGGTCACTCGTCGAAGTCGGCGCGGATCGCGGCGACCGTGGTTGCTTGCGCCGTCGGGGTCCGCGCGTCGGCGATGTCGTCGCCGAGGGTCGCGGGCGTCGTCTGCTCGAGGATCGGCGTGAGGATCGTCAGCGTCTGAAGGACCGCCCAGCCGAACCGGCTCGGTCCGCCGTTGATCCACTGCGCGCCGCCGACACCGTAGTTGCCGGAGCCGACGACCGACCGCAGCGCGGTGATCAGCGCGGCCCGCATGCGGAAGGCCTGGGCGTAGTCGTGCCCCCAGCAGTGCACGACGAAGGTCGTGCTGAAGCAGCCGAGCGTCTCCTCGACGAGGCCCTCGTCGCTCTCGGGCGCCTCGAAGATGCTCGGCGGCCGGTACTCGTCGGTGATCGGAACCCAGACGTACCGCGGTGGGGCGCCGTTCTCGGTGAGCCACTCGGCCCCGAACTTCGTCTCACCGCACGTCTCGAGCGCCGTCGCGATCGAGTCGATCAGGTTCTGCGGTGCGGCGTCCATCAGGACGAGCTCCAGATCTTGCCGAAGAGCTTCCGCATCTCAGCGTTAATGGTCTTCTTCCACGGCGGCGGGAGACGGGTCCCGGTGCCGCGACTCGACGGCAGGAACGAGCGCGCCGGGAGCTGCCACGCCTCGCGAGCGAGGTTCGGCTTCAGCGACTCGTAGGTGTCCTTCGAGAGCTTGCCGAGCATGGCGCCGGTCCACTTCGCCCCGCTCCGGGTGTCGGTCCCCCCGCGGCTCGCGCCCTTCTGGTGCGCCTTCGCGTGGAGGAAGCGGACCGACAGGCGCGCTGAGACCTGCTCGATCACCTTGGAGAGACCAGCGGCCGCGACCGCGGAGAGGCGCTCCGCCGGGCTCTGGGTCGCCTTGATCAGCGCCCACGGCCGCCCGCGTGGGTTCTCCTGCACCTGCATCCCCTCGAGCGCGAGGTCGTAGATAAGCTCGCCGACGCGCCGGACGGCCTGCTTGTGGAAGTCGCCCGTCGCGAGCTGGTCGATCTTCTTGATCACCTTCTCGAGGCGCAGCCACTTCGTGTTCACGTCACCACCCGCGCATCTTCGTCGTGAAGACCTGCGGCGCGGCCTCAGCGATCGGTGTCGGCGTCGAGAAGACGAGCCCGACCGGGCTCGCGATTCCCCTCGACACGTCGCGCAGCCAGAGCTCCTCCTTCGTGGCTCGATCGATCCAGAAGGCGACACCGGGCTCGTCGGGGTTTGCTCCGCGCATCCCGAGAAGGAGGTTCGGGACCGCGAGGACGACGTTCGCCCCGCGGATGTCGGCGCCCCACGCGACGAGGGGGAGCGCCCCCAACGCCGCGAGGTAGCTGTCGATCTTCCGCGCCTGCCGTTCGAGCTCCGCCTCGATCACGGGGGTGGCGACGCTGGACAGCGCGGCCTGCTTGATGCCGAGCGTCCAGACGTCGGCCACCTCCGCATAGACGCTCATTTCAGCCCTCGCAGCGCGCGATCTTCCACCAGAGGCCGTAGCCCGTGGCGCCGCGGGCGCGCACGCCCATGTCGTACTCGTCGAGTTCGAAGACGCGCGGGCTCGCCGGGTCGAAGCGGGGGGTGAAGTCCGGGGCGTAGCGCTCCTGGAAGATGAACGGCTTCTCGCCGCTCACGTCCGCGAGGTACCAGACGCCCGGCTCGTTCGAGAGCGCGCTCACGACCTTCACGCGAGCCGAGTTGGCCTGCGTGTTGCGCACCTGCGCCGCGCCGACGTTCTCGGTCTTGGCCGCGTTCTGCACGACCACGACGCGGCTGTCCGACTTCACGATCGCGTTGGCCGTGTCCTCGAGCGCGTCGGGGACGATCAGCACGAGGTCATCGCCGAAGTCCTCGAGCGGCTCCCCGTCGCCGCCCTTCATGGCGCGCATCGCCGCCTTCACGGCGACGTAGTTGTCGTACGTCAGCGCCGTCGAGGTGTAGAGGTTCGACTGCGAACCGGTCTTCTTCCCGTAGGAGATGTAGTGGTTCGTCGCGAAGAAGGCCTTCCCGTCGAAGCACGTCGCGGCCTTGCCGCCCTGCAGCGTCTCCTTCGCGAGGTGGTCGGGCCACTTCTTCGACTGCGAGCCCATGCGGCGGACGCGCGGATTCCAGATCTGGATCCGGTCGTCCTCGATGTCCTCGCGCGGGACCGAGACCGAGAGCTCGAACTTGCGGTTCTTGATCCGGTAGGCCTGCGCGATCAGCGCCTCGTAGCGCCGCGGGCCGATCCACTCGCGCAGCTTCGGAACGCGGTCGAGGAAGCTGTAGACCTCCTCGGCCGTCTCCGAGGTCTGCTTCTCGAAGAGCTCCTCGCTCCAGGTCGTCTGCTTGTCGAAAGCGCCGTCGTAGACGGTCCGGTAGTTCCGAACCGCCGCATCGAGCAGCGCGGGGGAGATGGTGTTCGCCATGGTCTGATTTCTCTCCTCCGCCGATCAGGCGGCGGTCGTGGGCACCGCGCCCGCCCGGGTGATGAGAGCCGCGGTGAGGGTGTCGGCGACGCCCGCCTCGAGCAGCGTCGCGATGACGTTCGAGGCGATCACCGGGTCGGCGGCCGCGCCGGCGTCGGAGGTGTTGACCTTCGCGAGCGTGGCCGCGACGGCCTTGCCAGCGCTGTCGCTCGCGACGAGCGATCCGGCCGCGGGGGTCGCCGCCGTCACGACGTGCACGAGGCCGCTGTGCCGGATGATCGCGATCTCGCCCGTGTTCGGGGCGTTCACGAGGACGCCGGCCGCGAACTCGCCAGCGCCGGCGAGCGCCGCCTTGCCGTCCGAGTCGATCTTCACGAAGAAGCCCGTCTTCGTGCGGAGGTCGGCCGCGGCCAGGCGCATGATGTCGTCGCGCCCGGCGCTCTCGCCGCCGACGCGCACGAGCACGAAGCCGTCCTCGTCGAGCCCCTCGACGATGCCCGCGAGCGCGCGCTTGCCGCCGTTGCTCGTGCGCGCGACCGTCTGGTCGTCGACGACGTAGCAGGGGCGGCCGATGTCCGCGATCGTGATCGCGTCGGTGCTCGAGCTGTTGGCGAACGGGAAGGTCCCGCGCGCGAGCTCGCACTTCAGGTCGCCGTCGCCGCCCGTGCTGTTGTCGACCTTCTTCGTCGAAACGCCCCCCGCGACCAGGCCGGCGGCGCCGGTCGACGTGCCGGGGATCGCGAAGCCGGCGGCGGTGATGAGGATCAGCGCGCCGCTGAAGAGGATCTTCCCGGAGCCCACCCCGATGGGGCCGGTGCGCTCGGGGATCGCCCCGTTGCCGATCTGGGCGAGAGGCCTGTTGTCGCTCTGTGCCGTCATGTCAGCCACCCGCCTTCCGCGCCTTCCGCGCCTTCTCGTTCTCGACGTACTGCTCGATCGTGATGCCCGACTTCTTCAGCACCCGACGGAGCTCGGGCGTGATCTCGGTGTCCTCGGCCTCGGCCGGGGTCTTCGCGCCCTTGCCGTCGATCTCGACGACGCGCGGGAGCGACTTCACGTAGCGGCGGAGCAGATCCGGATCGGCGCCCTTGCCGTCCTCGCCGGCGCCGCAGATCGCGAGCGCCTCGCTCTTCTTCGCCGGCATCAGGTAGCCGGTGCGGATCGCCTCGTCGACGATCGACTTCACCTCGCCCTCGCGGCGGTCCGACTCGATCTCGGCGACGCGCGCCTCGAGCCGGTCGTAGCCCGCGGCCTTCTCCCGCATCGCCGCGAACACGGCGCCCGCCTCGCGGAAGCTCTTCGCGCCGACGGTCGCGAGGAAGCTCTTCGCCTCCCCGGCGGCCGGGTCGCTCTTCGCCGGTTCCTCGGTCGCGGGCTTCTCGGCCTCGGGCTCCGGGAAGGCCTTGCCGCACATCGAGCAGAACTTCGCGTCGTCGGCGCTCTCGGCCTTGCAGCTCTCGCACGCCTTCATCGCCTTCGCGCTCTCGGTCGTGGTGGTCTCACCCGCCGGCGGCGCGTCGGCCTTCACCTTGATCTTCATGCCGTCCTCCGTCGCGCGCGCCTTGAGCACGCGGTACGCCTTCGCGCTGATGGCCTCGACGCCGGCGTCCCTGTTGACGCCGATGCCGCAGGCGCTGATCTCGAGGAGCTCGTTCTGCGCGAGCACGAGCACCTCCACGCCTTCGATCTCCTCGACCCGCACGTCGCCCGGCTGGAAGCCGATCGACACGGACTTGATGGACCCCTGCCGGAAGCCCTCGAAGACCTTCGGGCCGAGCGGGTTCGCCTTCTCGTCGACGAAGAGGAGCCGCGCCTTCAGCGCGCCCCCCTCGACGCGGAGGTTCTCCGCGCGGCCGATCGGGAGCGTCGTCTCGGGCGCGTAGGGGTCCATTCCCCAGCCCGCGGCGAAGTTGTGCTCCCAGTAGACCGGGACGCTCGGCGTGCGCGAGAGGTCGAAGTCCTGCTCGACGATCTCGCCGTCGCGGTCCCTCGAGGCCGTCGACGCGATGACGTCGACGTAGGAGCCGACCTCGCCCTCGGCCGCCGGCGTCGCCGACACGTCGAGCGCGAGGCGCACCATCCCCTCGGGCGCGCGCGGCGGCGGTCCGTTCT